ATTCACCATCTCCTCTTAAATCAGCAAGACCGGTTGTGCCTCCTAAAGCACTTCTTCTTGCGGATATATCAAAGTCTCCTGATTGAATATAGGCATCAATAGAAGTCGTACCAGATGAATTGATTTGATCGGTTCCGGTTTCATGAGCATAATAAGTTGATGCTCCATACTTTGCAGTAATTCCTTGTATTGGAAAATTAGGTACAGCTGTTGCATTGTATTCTGTTGCATATGGTAAATCAAATACCCCTGCATCTGTATAACTAGTTCTAGCAAGTGATGATGTTGTCCAACAGTTTTCTCCGTAGTTAAATGTAACACATCTATCAATTTGATCAGAACCATTTTTTGCATAAAACCAGTTTACTTCATTATATAAAGTATTATGTTCAGCATAAACAATTTGACCTGCATCATAATTAATACCTAAATTATCTTCTGTAGTTGTAAACACAAAGTCTTCAACTAAACATGGTATAGATTTAACAGTACCATCGTACATAAAAAATCCACCTTCACCGGACATCCAAAAGACAACACCATTAGAATAAGTCAATGCATGTTGACCAATCAATCCACAGTTTGTACCAACTTGTTTTACACTAAATGTAAATGGTGGACCAACGAATTGAATTACATAAGCAGAACTATCTGTTAATACTAATGTATAATCTTTACCTGATACTGCTCCTACAATTACATTTCCTTTATCAACTCTAAATGTTCCGGCAGTGTTAGTTGCAGTTGGAGCATAAGTATTAAAGTCTTCTTGATTTGAAAATCTTATAAACATTGGATCTTGTGTTGATGGATCACCGATTGTGGTTTCTGTTCCAAAATGAAATACATGTCTATCTCTATCCGATACTTGAGTTAATCTCGATGCAGTAGGTGCACCAGTCATAACAGTTGCTCTGATTGATCTTGCACCTGATGCTCCTGCATCCCAAGTAAATGTTTTACCATTGTGAATTGTTGCAACTAATATTTCTCCAAAATTATCTAGACTCCAGATGCCTGGATCCAGAACCACGTTACTAGTTGTACGCTCTGTGCCCCATGCTTCTTCACCCCATAAATATGTTCCCCAACCATAACCTGCAGATTGAAATGTTGGACCAACAATTACATAAGGATCAATTTGTGCTGCACCTGTACCGGATGTAGTGCCTGCTGAATTAGATGGCATTGTAATTTCAAAAGCATTTGCTGTTACATTTGATATTTCAAAAGTGTTATCCGTAAAATCTGTTGTTGCATAACCTGATCCTGTTGGAACAGTAACACTAGAAAATGTTACATATCTTCCATCAGATAAACCATGAGAAGTTTTATTTACTGTAACGGTTGGTGAACCAGTTGTTGCATCAAAATCAGCTCCAGTGATTGCTGTATCTAAAGGAGTGATGTCATAAAAGTCTTCACCATAATATAGAAATAAACCTTGTGATGTACCAATCGCTGTATACTTTTCACCTGCTAGAGATGTCCATGCATGCTGTGCTCTAGCTACACCTGGTAAAGTTAAATTTTCAACAGTAAGCTGATTCCAACCGCCTATTTTTTCAGGTAGTCCATATCGAAATCTAACAAAATCACCATCGACCCATTGAGACTCGGCTCCGGAATCCGTGACCATCTTGTTAAAACCAGGCTTGAAATTTAGTTTTTGTAGCATATAACCTACTATATAATACTTATGAATATAATGAAAGCGAGAATAATCTGGTTTCCCGAACGTCTATCATACATAGATTTTGACTCATTACAAGATAAAATAGACTGGGATCAGGAGCATTTAGAAACTGTTCGTAAATACATGAAAGAAGATGGATTATTATTTCCTGCTGTATTTAAGGATGACGAAATACATTGTGGTCATTATAGATTTAAGGTAGCAAAAGAAATGGGTTATGATGGTATTGATTCTTATAAAGTTGATACTTTCAAAGAAGTTCTACAATTGACTAAATTCACTGAATTATGTTATAAGCATTACAAAGAATATAAAGATAAAAACTATGTATGAATCTCTATCAGAAGCAACTAAATTTCATGCTGTAAATCAAACCAATTGGATTGGTGAAGCATTAGCAGAATATAAACATCAAATTTTTAATTTGATAAAAGAAAATAATATCAAAACCATTTTAGATTATGGTTGTGGTAAAGCAAAATTTCATTCTATATTATTTAATAATAAAAAGGTCCCAGGTTCACCAATGGGTATAAACATAACTCCATATGATCCTGCGGTCGCACAATTTTCAAATAAACCAACTGGTCAATATGATTTAGTTTTATGTATTGATGTCATGGAACATGTTCAAGAAGATAAAATTGATGAAGTTTTAAAAGATATATTTTCTTACGGTAATAAAGTGTTTCTAACCATTACTTGTTATCCAGCGACTCAAGTATTATTGAATGGTAAAAATGCACATTATACTATTAAAGAACCGGATTGGTGGAAAGAAAAATTAAAACCTTATGATGGTAATTATATTGCAACATTTCAAACTATGCCTGATAGAGGTGGTAAAAAAGTAAATAAAGAAGAGTGGAAACCTAATTCTATTACGTTAAAAAAATTAGAAACAAATGATAAAACTTTAGATGAAATACAAAAAGAAAAAGCACAATTATTATAATGGATCATTTAGAATCAATAGTTGAGATTAAAAATATTGTACACAGTGATTTTATAGAAAAAATTATTCCTTTAATAGATAAAAAAACTACTAAACATTCATATTCCTTAACTCTTGATATACCAACAGATTTATTTTATTGGAACTTTATAAAAAAAGAAATAGAAAGATTATATCTTTTTTATAAAACTAAATTTCCTATGTTGAAAAATAATAAAATAAGTCAAATTGATTTATTAAAATCTACACTTGGAAGAAAATATGATCTTCATACTGATTTAAACAGATCTCTAAGCATAATTATAAATTTAAATGATAATTATAAAGGAGGAGACTTAGTTTTTACAGATCAAAAAGCAAAAGAAATAAAAAGATTAAAACTAGGTAAAGGATCTATTGTATTTTTTCCAAGTAATTTTATGTATCCATATAAAATAGAACCTATTACGAAAGGGACAAGGTATAGTATAGTTGCATGGCTGCAGTAGATTATAAATTAATAAAAAACTTTTTAACAAAAGAAGAGTTAAATATTCTTCAAAAATATTGTTTTCATAAATTAGATGAAAACAAAGGCATGACATTTGATAGACAATCTTTTTCTCCGGCTTGGCTTCGTGATCCATTGATGCTTTCTTTTTTGGACATCAAATTACCTTTAGTAGAAAAAGAATCTAATTTAAAATTATTTCCTACTTTTACGTATTGGAGATATTATGTATTTGGTGGATACTTGGAGCAACATATAGATAGGCCCGCATGTGAAGTATCTGTTACTGCTTGTGTAAAAAAATATGATAATTGGCCAATTATTATTGAAGGAACATCTTTTGAACTCGAAGAAGGTGATGGATTAATATATGCTGGCTTTGAACAAAAACATGGTCGTCCCGGTATATATAAAGGAGAAGGAATGGCTCAAATTTTTTTTCATTATGTAAATCAAAATGGTCCATTCACTGATCATGCTTATGATAAAAAATATAATGAAGCAGTAAAAATATATGAAAAAAATGAACAACGAAAAAACAGTTAATATAACTAATTTTATTGGAGTATATGATAATTACATTACAAAAGAACAATGTAATTATGCTATTAAATTGTATGAGGATCAAAATAAATTTAATAATACAATTAATAGAATTGCATCAGAAAAATCATCTACATTAATAAAACAAGATCAACAATTTTTTGCAGCTCAAAATAATTTAGATATTTGGTGGCAGTCATTAAAACCTATGATGCTAAACTTCGATATAGCATTTAATCATTATGTTGAACACACAGGAGCTAAAGAAGCTTATGGAGTTCCATTTCATTTTACATCTTTAAAAATACAAAAAACTTTACCAACGGAAGGTTATCATGTTTGGCATATTGAACATGGAAAAGGATATGAAAATGAACCACGTGCTTTTGTTTTTTCTATATATCTAAATGATGTAGAAGATGGTGGTGAAACAGAGTTTTTACATTTTTCAAAAAGAGTAAAACCTAAAACCGGTAGAATAGTTATATGGCCTGCAGCCTTTCCATATTTACATAGAGGTAATCCACCACTATCTGGTGAAAAATATATTTTGACCTCTTGGATGATGTTAAGATAATTAATGATTAATGTTAGTAAATTATTTTTAAAAAATTTAAAATTTGAATCTCCACATATTGTAGAAGATAAAATTAATAATTTAGAAATAACACGCAATAATAGAAATACATTCGAATTAAAAGTAAACAATGTTATTTGGTTAAGACATAATTTAGATAATCTTTATGCAATTATGGAAGTATATTCACATTATATGTTAGCAGAAGGAAATGTTATTTGCACAGGCTTGGGGTTTGCTTTACGTGAAAATTGGTTACTTTCAAATAATAAAGTTAAAAAAATTTCATGTATTGAAAATTGTAAAGAACTTATTGAATATCATAATAAACATAATCCCATGTTAATGAAAAAAATAAAAATAATAAATGAAGATGCTGAAAAGTATGTTGGTGAATGTGATACATTACTACTTGATCACTATGAAGAAGGAACCAATGATTTTATTTTAGATAAAGTTGAAAAAGTTGCAAAAAATATTAAACATAAAAAAATATGGTTTTGGAGAATTGAACATATGTTGACGTATTATACAACATATTTAAATTTACGTAAAAGATTTCCTACTTTACCTAATTTAAATGAAAAACAGATAAGACATTTTATAACAATTTTTTTCCATGGGAAAAAAAATTAATTATATTTAATTTTAAGAAGAATAAGAAGTAGGTCTTGCACCTAATCTAGCTGTTTTTTCAGCTTCAGTTTCATCTCTAAAAGTTTCAGAACCTACTGGATCTTCAATTTTTATTGTATCATTATCCCAATTAGCTTGTAAATAAGCTAAATGAGCTGCATCATATCTAGTAATAAAATCTTGAAAATCACCTAAGTTAGCATCTGCATAAGATGTATGAGGAGTTTCATCTCTGTATTCTACTTGATCTGAAGCTATAGAATTACCATAATGAATTGCCCAAATATTTGAAAACTTAGATTGTCCCCAAAAAGAATCATCGTTAATAACATGACCTTGTGGGTTATCACCGGTTTGTTTAATAACCATTTTATCATCAAATACCAC